ATTCATATTACCATATGAATATTTTATTGCCCAGCACGCTGTCGTAGAAAAAATGTTATTATACGCAAAACATACTAGAGAATACGCAGAATTTTACTCGCAATCAAATCAATTATTATCATATGGTGATGTTACAAGATTCTTATCCAGTAATTCTATGGTATTATACACAGACGTCTCACAATGGGATTCGTCACAACATAACACACAGCCATTTAGAAAAGGAATAATTATGGGTTTAGATATGTTATCCAATATGACTAATGATCCAAAAGTAGTACAAACGCTAAATTTATATAAACAAACACAAATTAATCTCATGGATTCATACGTTCAAATACCTGATGGTAATGTAATCAAAAAGATTCAGTATGGTGCTGTTGCTTCAGGAGAAAAACAAACTAAGGCAGCTAATTCTATAGCTAACTTAGCACTCATTAAAACGGTATTGTCAAGAATTGCGAATAAGTATTCTTTTATAACCAAAATAATCAGAGTCGATGGTGATGATAATTATGCAGTGCTACAATTTAACACTGATGTCACTAAACAAATGGTCCAAGATGTATCAAACGATGTGAGATATATATATTCCAGAATGAATGCTAAAGTTAAAGCATTGGTATCTACAGTCGGTATTGAAATAGCAAAAAGATATATAGCAGGAGGAAAAATATTTTTCAGAGCTGGTATAAACTTATTAAATAATGAGAAGCGTGGCCAAAGTACACAATGGGATCAAGCAGCTATTTTATATTCAAACTACATTGTTAACAAATTACGAGGATTTGAGACTGATAGAGAATTTATATTAACTAAAATTATACAAATGACGTCTGTAGCCATTACGGGATCACTAAGGTTGTTTCCTTCAGAACGAGTGTTAACTACTAATTCTACATTCAAAGTATTTGACTCAGAAGATTTCATTATAGAATATGGAACAACTGACGATGAAGTATATATACAAAGAGCATTTATGTCACTGTCTAGTCAAAAGTCAGGAATAGCTGATGAAATAGCATCTTCACAAACATTTAAAAATTATGTTAACAAGTTATCTGACCAATTATTAATATCAAAAAACGTAATTGTATCCAAAGGTATAGCTATAACAGAAAAGGCAAAATTGAATTCATATGCACCAGTTTATTTAGAAAAACGTCGTGCGCAAATATCAGCGTTATTAACTATGTTGCAAAAACCAGTGTCATTTAAATCAAATAAAATTACTATTAATGACATTTTACGTGACATAAAACCATTTTTTGTCACTTCTGAAGCTAATTTGCCAATTCAATACAGAAAATTTATGCCAACACTACCTAATAATGTTCAATATGTTATACAATGCATAGGATCGAGGAC